TGTAATCATAACGAATCTGGAGGCATCAATAGACCGACCACTGCGATAGCTCTGTGGGAGGTGTCGTAGGTAAAGCGTTCCGTTCGCTATATCAGTCAAGATTTTTCCTTCAGATCCAGCAAGGTTTACCTGCTTGATATATCGGCCAGATTTAAGCGTTTCAGCTTCTGCATCACCGATTTCATTCAGTACATGCATTGTAGCAAATTCTTCATATTTTCCGTCTTCCGCAGGTGCCGATAATGCTACTTCGGGAAGAAAAACATTCTTGCGGTAACAAAGGTACTGCAGGAATTGCTTTGCGGTATACCAAAGTCTGTAGATAAAGCGATAATCATTAGTAGGCTCAAACTCAAAGAGCATAGATGAACTCAGCGTAATGGGGGGATCGTTAAGTTTTGTACTAAGCTTTCTCGAAATGCTGAATTCTACAGAAACCTGCCTATCATCAACGGTGAAGATTTGGGGAGCAGTAGTGGTTTCATTAAAGCTTTGGGTAGTGACAGAAAACACGCCTGTGGTGTTAAAACTCTCTGCGTCCATTGAAAAGCCAAATCCTTGTGTAACCGGATGAATGCAGTTAATCACAGGACTCGAAAATGACATTCTAGCAATGGTGTCACGTGAATACTTACATTTGATATAAGCTACAATGGGCACAAATAAAACAGAGTTTTGACTACCAATATGTCCTCCTTGCTTTGTGATGAAGATAAAGTCTGTGCCGGTCTCATTGCAATGTCCGGTAAGATATGGCTCATCCATAGTCAGTGGGTCGCCCATAGTATAAACACCTTTCGCTAAAGGTGTCATGATCCATTCCTGTCGAATGGTTTTCTTTTTGTCAGCAGGAGGAATCAACCGCAGTTCCTTGCCATCAAAGACGAATGTAAAGTTAATATCCCTGTATGTGCACGATCCGGTATATGTATGGGATTCAAAGGCCATATATTTCACCACCTCTGTTAGTATGGAAATATTATATTCTATAATCGACTTTTTTACAAGAGAATCGATCCAAGCCGACAATAAGCAAAAGAACTCAGGCCGTTCTGGAACATATCTGTCGACCTGAGTCCTCTTTGATATATTACGTTTTACATCCAAACTATTATTTCTGAGCCGTTTTTGAAATGGAACATCAGGCGACCATCGGCACACACCGTTACATGGTCGACCACCGTGTTCCACAAGGCATCCGTGAAGGTTATGTCCAGCAGATCCAATTCTTCCAAGGCTGTGAGGCAGTTACCGACTGCCTCGGCCTGGATCTGTCGCCGTTCCTTTTGATGGAGCAGGCCATCGTATTCTGCCTGCAGTTTTTCATATCGTTCAACCAGGGAATTGTATCGATCTGCATAGGCAGCTTGGTCAGTTGCCTGGTTTGCGTTATCGTTCACCATCTGTCGGATCATCCCGGCCACCACATCCATCTCCTGCAGTATTTTGCTGATATCGGTTTCCAGGGCGGCAGTATCCAACAGTTCTTTTAGGATCAACCGGCCATCCTCCAACAGGGTAGTGCGGTCGGTGAGCATTTGACTGAGCGCTGTTATGAAATGCTGCTTTAGATCATCTTCGTAAAGGTGGGGTGTACTGCAAGGATCGCCATTTTCATATTTGGCATTGCATCGCCAAATGATTCGGCGGTACTTGCTGTTGCTGTGCCACACTTTTGAACCAAAGATCTCTCCGCAATCACCGCAGATGATTTTCCCAGCAAAAGGGCTGTTGCACACCGTGTACCGTGGGCTATTCTTTCGCCGCGCCAGTTCCAACTGTACACGATCCCATTCTGCAGGGGCAATGATTGCCTCGTGGCTATGTTCCACATAGTACTGCGGCACCTCACCCTCATTGATCTTTGTTTTCTTCTGAAGGAAATCCACTGTAAAGGATTTCTGCAATAAGGCAGCACCTTTATATTTTTCATTACGGAGAATGCTCTCTACCGTGGCTTTTTGCCATACGGTTTTCTTTGCCGGAGTGAGAATGCCTTGCTGCGTCAAATGCCGTGCAATGGCATTTGAGGATTGCCCTTCAATGAACATCCGGTAAATGGTGCGGACAATCTCTGCTTCCTCCGGTACGATCTCCGGCAGGCTGTTTGCTCCTTTTCGGTAGCCGAGGAAATGACCATAAGGAATGCTGACCTTGCCGTCTGCAAATCGTTTCCGCTGACCCCAGGTGACATTCTCGGAAATGGATCGGCTCTCCTCCTGGGCCAGACTGGACATAATGGTGATCAGCAGTTCGCCTTTGCTGTCCAATGTCCATATGTTTTCCTTTTCAAAGTAGACCTCCACACCGGCATCCTTCAGCTTGCGGACGGTAGTGAGGCTGTCCACGGTGTTTCTTGCAAAGCGACTGACCGACTTGGTTACGATGAGGTCGATCTTGCCGTCCAATGCATCCTGCACCATGCGGTTGAAGCCTTCTCTCCGCTTGGTGTTGGTGGCGGAGATGCCTTCGTCAGTGTAAATGCCAACGAATACCCAATCCGGTCTGCCTTGTATGTAACGGGTGTAATAATCCACCTGCGCTTCGTAACTGGTCAGCTGCTCTTCGCTGTCCGTGGATACACGGGCATAAGCAGCCACTCTGCGCAGTTGTTTGGATTCCTTCGGCAACCGAGTAACGGGATTGATGGTTGCCGGGATCACAGTAATATTTTTAGGTGCTTGCATGATGCGACCTCCTTTCCAAATCTTTCTGTCGCGCCTTTTCTTTCATTTCCGGTGTCCAGCTTTGCCGCCTGGAGCGGTCTTGCCACCGTTTAACGATTTGTTCTCCGCTTATAAGGGTAAGTACCAGGGTGTTGCCCTCGCAGGCTTGCAGAGCCGTTATTTTACCGAGACCGCCAACCTCGTCGGCAATGGCTTCTAAAATACTCTCCGGTATTGCCTTTGAGGGACAGGCTGCTTTGCCATAGGTGTTGTAAGTCGTGCAGATCCAAACGGGGCCGGTTTCCTTGACCTTCCGGCGGTAGTGCTTTCCGCACCCGGCGCAGGTGATTTTTCCCGAAAAGGGATATTCTTTGTGCTTTACACCGGGGTGCGTATGCTTTTCTGCCCGCCGTTTCATTTCCTCCTGCACAGCGTTAAACGACCGCAGAGGAATGATTGCTTCGTGGGCATCGGTGATATGGTACTTGGGCAACGCTCCGTTATTCGGTTCGTCCCGCTTTGTGAGATGATCCACCCGTCTATACTTCTGCAAAAGCAGATTTCCGGTGTATGCATAGTTTTGAAGGACCTTGCCAACGCTGGTCTTGCCCCAATCATTACCAAACCTCGTGGGGATGCTGTCTGCGTTCAGTCGCTTGGCAATGGCCGTCATTCCAGATCCTCCAAGGTATTCCGCAAATATCCAGCTGACAATTTCTGCTTCTGTTGGCTCAACGACTAAAGTGCCGTCTTCGTATCGGTAGCCCAGCATCGTGCCGTTCCAGGGCATTCCGTTTTCAAAATTGCGACGGATCCGCCACTTTTGGTTTTCGCTGGCAGAGAGGCTTTCCTCTTGAGCATAGCTTGCCAGGATCGTCAGCATCAGTTCGCCGTCAGCAGAAAGGGAGTGGATGTTCTGCTCCTCAAAGAACACATCCACTCCCGTGTTTTTCAGTTCACGAACGGTCTCCAGCAGCGTCACGGTATTGCGGGCAAAGCGAGAGATGCTCTTGGTAATGACCATATCCACCTTGCCGGATCTGCAATCCGCAAGCAGCCGCTGAAAGTTTTCTCTGTTGTCATTGGTGCCGGTCAGTGCCTCATCTGCGTACACGCCAACATACTGCCAGCCACTATGGTTTTGTATCAGTTCGCTGTAGTAACTGACCTGGGCAGACAGGGAGTGCAGCATCGCATCCTTGCCGCTGGAAACACGAGCATAGGCGGCGACCCGCTTCAGCTTAGGGATATTCATTTTAGGGAAACGGGTCTGGGTTACGATTCGCATAAGCTTACCTCCTTTGTATCATATTGCGGTACTACATATTCGCTCTAACCGGCGATTATATCAAGCACTTTCTGCGAAAATACTATCCGAAGACAGGCCATACTTTTTGGTTAATATGGTGCGTATGTGACAATACTCCTCATCGTTGAAAACGCCCTGGTTTTTGAGGTTTCGGTATAGCGCCAGGGAGGTGCGGTAAAGGATCAGATTGCCGGGGGCATACTTATCCTGGCTGTCGGGATGCAATGTAGCAGGTCCGGCAGCAGTATTTGCGATTGCTGTTGCCATAGCTATCAAACTCCTTTCCGCAGTGCTGGCAGGTCAGTGTATAAAAGGCCTGCTTGTTGACTTCCTCCTTGTGGCTGTTCCACCAAGCCATCCGGCAGCTGTCAGAGCAGAACTTCTTCTCCCGGCGACCCTTGGGTTGCACCAAAGGCTGACCACAATACTTACAAGCCTTGGTACCGGGAATGTGCCGGTGGCGGTGGATGTGAGAACGAAC